CGAAACATTTCCTTGTCCGTTCCTGTTGTATATATATCCTAAGTTTTCACCATTACTAGTATGGAAATATGGAGAAGTATCAAAATCTAATGTTTGGTAATTAGATGAATATAACTTATTAGTCTTCAAATTAGTAAACCAATTATTTTTATCATAACCAAAAATAGTGTCGGTAGATTCTAATTGCCACCTATAAAAAGGTACTTCCTGTGTTTTAGGATAACCAAATGTTGTATATGGTGTTTTACCAGGAGTTATTAATTGTCTTGTTTCTCTATCACTATCAAAAAATATCCCTAATATTGGTGTTTTAAAAATACCATCTTGACTAACATAAATTTTACTATCATCATAATTTGAACCCAAGAATGGAATTACCCCATATTCAGAATTTATACTCCACAATTGTGCGATATCACCATCAATTCGGTCACCACTTCTACTAAACATAGCATTTATTGAAGCTTCTCCTAAACCAAAAGCTCTTTCCCAAAAATTTGTATTAGCCAAACGAGATATAATAAACATGTTTGTTAAATCACTCGTATCACTATATGATGTTGACCTTAAGGTATCTACCAAATATCCTTGAAAATTAGGGTCAAAACAAATTTGTTTTGTAAACTCATCTCTTGGACCTAAATCCATAATAGTAGTTGGGAACCATAAGTTTCTATCATTAACACCACCATAATCACCCACAATAGGTAAAACCGTTTTTTCTTGTCCCTGAAACGCACCATTTTCATACTTTGTTGATTTATAATAAAAATTATTAGAATCTGTATTAAAATAAATTGGTCCTCGTCCTCTTCTAAATATATTTTCAGGATTACCACAATACGTGTAGTGACTAACATCATTACTAGTCAACTTATATACTGTACTTTTATTGAATGATGGCATATATAAAGTTCCATTTACCCAATTGTTTTGGAACATTTGCCCAAATACACCATTACATGCCGCATACATAACTCTATATCTCGCCATCCATTCAAACCATAAATTAATATCTGTACCATCAAGTAGGTTAACAATCGGTATTTTAACTAATTTATAACATCCCTCTTTTACGTGTGGCTCACCTAAATTATTAAGATTTTCGCTTTGGTCTACAGTAAAGCTACTGCCATACCCTTCGTACGCACCTAACTTAACCATACCTGTACAACTTAAAGATTCAATAACCGTAGTAACAAAACTTGGAGTTTCTCCTGTAAAATCCTGAGAACCTGTTGTACTGTTAGTATCAACCGGAATGTTAGGTGTGTAGGCAACCGCACCAACATCACTAATTTTATACATAGCAAACTTTTGATTTTGATGTAATGGGAAATACGAATCATAATGTGATTCCATTTGGTCGGATGTTGGTAACCTATCACTTCTAAATACTAAACGACCACTATCATTTAGTATTATACCATTATTACCATCCCAATAACTCGGACTAAAAAATCTAGCCTCTCCGTCTCTTTTTCTTTTATCTAACCCTAATAATCCAACACCTTCTATTCTACCCTGACCAATATATAAGTTTGCAGAACTAGAGGTAACACCACCAGGGAATGTATAGCTACCGACATTCTTTTGGTCACCAGGTGAAGATTTAAACCCAACTCTTGTTTTATCTAAACGAGAATATCTAGTTAATTCTAAACTTTTGAAACTTTTAAAGTTAGTACTATCAGGTGTGAAAGTATATGATGGAAAAAATAATTTAGAACCAGAATTTTGAGTATTATTAGGGATGTTATGCCCTTGAGGACTTAAATACCCTGATGTTTCAGAACCTCCATTGTTTTTTTGTATTGGTATATTTAAATAATAATTTCCTTGAACTTTAACTTCACCATATACTTTACCAAATAATTTAGATAAATCATATTCTATCGTTTGCCTTTGGGTATATGGGTCAACACCCCTAACTAAAAACAAAATTTCATATTGTTGATAATCTGGCATTTTAGTTAATGGATAAAACTCTTCCTCTTTTAGACTACTTAATGAACCTTTTCTCCAAAATATCTTTTGTTGATATCTAATTATATAGTTATGTAAAATACTATTAGCTCTTGTACTCCATAAAATATCCGCATAATTTGATACTGTACCACCCGTAACAACTTGTAAATACTCAACACCTGATTTAAATTGATATGATTGTTCATTACCTTTGTTTGAAAGAATTTTTAAATTTGCGGTTTGTTCATTACCATTTACCGCAATAAATGTTTGAGTGACATTAACTAAATCATTAGTATTTGAAAGAGATGTCCCCGTAATTGAATCAAATCCAAATTGATTTGTTGTTGCGCCTGTTAAATTAGGGTCGTTTATATTATCAAGATTACTAAAGGTAATTAAACTACCAGGACCAAAAGATTGTAAAGTACCAGGGTCACATAATAATATCATTACATTATCATACATAGGGTCTGAAAACATCACATTGTTAGTCACAGGATGAGTATTTCTAACCGTTGTTTTTATCAAATTTGGATTTGTTGATGAGAAATAACGACTTCTTTGGTTGGCTAAGTTTATTTTTTGTGCTAATGTGGGTCCTTCAGAAACCCCCCAATCACCAGAACCTTCATCATAAAATGGAACTCTTTGTAAATTACCTGATTCGTTACCAGCTAATAACCACCTTAACTTTTTAGTTGTTTCTTCTGATGGACCTTCAGGTGTAAAATTACTAAAATATCCTCTATCATTGACATTCGCTAATACTGACTGATTAGCACCAAGAGTATATTCACTACCGCTAGAAACATTATATTCCTGACTACAATTACAATTTTCACAATCAGGATATGATAACATAGGTAGATTCATTCTAGGTAATGCTATAGGTTCAAGAGCAGGACCATCTCCACCAAAAAGTCTGACAAGCCATAAAACTAAATTTATTATGGATATAAAAATACTAATTATTAAAAAGATAACATGAATAACTATTAATATTGGTAAAAAAGTTATTTTAAGAAACATTAATCCATAATCCAATGAAAGCATGTTTGCAGGATTTTGTTCCCCATCATTAACAGGAAATTTATTTATAGTGTGTTTACATAATGTATCATCAATAGCCTTAATACCTAAATGTCTCCTATCTCCAAATCCATGTTTAAAACGGTCTATATGTGATGAGATTGTATATACTTTATTATAATTAAATTCATAAAAACGGTCTTTACAATCTATAGCCTCTTGTACCATTTGCAGACCTAAAGTAGATAAATTATCACTACCAATTATTTTATCCCCATAATCATTCCAATCTACTGAGAAAGCATAAGAGGCATTTGTGTCAACATCAGTTCCTGTATATTCTTTAATATTTGGTACTAAATAATTTGCCCTTTGAACCTCATTAGTTAATCCTCCTTCATTTTGCCATTTTATCTTAAATCTATATTTTGATTTTGTAGGAATTCCAACAGACGGGTCATTTGATAATACCTGCTCACCAAATTCATTTGTTACCACATAATCTAAGTTCATAGGTAACTCAATTAACCAAGTACCCTCAGGGTCTATTATGTTTCCACCATTTTCTAATTTGTATTCTTCGAGAATTGGATATCCTGTATCTTCCTCAACATTAATAGTTTGTCTGATTGCCAAAATTTGACCAGGTCCTGCTGTTAAATCACAAAGTCTACCCGTAGATGGTTTTATTAAACAACTTTCTTTTATTGCATCATCATCGTCAGTAGAAAATATGGAACCCATAAACACACTATGAGGTTTAAGGTCAATACCATAGTCTCTTAAATCAAAATCAACTCTTGTTATTCCAATGTTACATAAGTCTTCTTGCCCCCAAAAAGATGCAACATCAACGTCTTTAATACCATTGATAATCTGAGGTAGGGTTGATAAATCCGTAGATGACCTGAAACTTTGTCCTGATACTTGGGTTTCACTAGCCAATCCCATTCTTATCAAATCTGACGGTCTTAAAGAAAAACATCCCATATCTGACAAATCTAAATCCATCACAACCTTTTGTATCCCCAAAGGAACACCAACAATCATAAAGTCACCAGACTCATTTGTTTTTACAGTAAACTTATAATACTTTTCATAAATTTCTAAAACCTCTTGTCTTGTCAATACATCATCTTCAGTTGGGAATGTACCTGTTGGTGTGTGTCCTTGATAACTTTGTTCGTATGGAAGAAGATTATATCTATATCCATCCTCATTCTTTTGTCCTAAATTTTTATAAGGATATAATGTAGAGATTATTGGGTCATTCTCATCCATTTCTTCTAATGGAACAAATACCGAAACTCTCGCATTTGGTACTCCATACCCACCATTAGTTATAACTCTACCAACAACAACACCATAGTCGGCACAAAATCTTGTATATACATCTTCTTGTCTTAATTTTAAAGACAATATTTCAAGAAAATCAAAATCTTGTGCTATTTCTACTCTGATGTTTTTATCAACACCAGGTTGTGTTCTTATTCTGTATGATTTTGGCATATTTTACTTTTAAGATAAATAGTTATTTATCCAATTTTAAAAATAAAACTTAATTGGTGTATGTAAACTTATATTAAGAAAATGCAACACCTTTAAGTGACTTAGCACTTATCATGATGTCTTTGTTTGGGAATCTTACTTGATAAATCTGACTAGGTTCAGCAAAAATAGTATCGTCAATAATTTCAATTTGTTTTGTTGCAGCGTCAGAATATCGTTGTGAGGTTTGTGATGAAGAATACTCACCACCGGTCTTGTTGTATATTTTAATATCTGAAAGTGCAATAACACCAGACACATCTTGAATGATTCGTCTAATATCAGACACATTCAAATTTTGACCTAATCCTCTTGTTGTTGGGCTCATATATTGAGATATTTGATTAACAATTTCAGTTATAACTTGTCCCTGATTTTGTACTGAATCAAATACCACAGATAAATCAAATGCTAAATCTATAACTTGAGCATTACTAATTTGTACATAATCATTAATCATTCTATAGTTAGAGAGATATGTAGCAATGTTAGTTTTTAATGTATTAGAAACAATTTCAGTCAATTGTCCATCCGCATTGAATGATAACATTTTAACCAGTACTTTATTATCCTCTTCAGTTATACTAACCTTAGCCGGTGCTCCAAATTTACCAGGCATAATATCAATTAAAGATTGGTAATCGTTGATGGTTACCGCTCTTTTTTGTGATGCAAAGTTAAAACTAACCATGTTTCTAACTTCTTCTGTTGTTGGTTGATTAGCCCCACCAATGGCTGCCGTCACATTATTCACATTTAATGAATTAATCACTGTTTGGTTAATATTGTCTGATGGACCATTAACAGAAAAGTTCACAGTACCTAATTGATTAATAGCATTTACACCAATATTAGATGATGTACCTCCACCAATTCTATACTGAATAAACAAAGTAGTGTTTGGTTTTACTGTAAGACCTAATCCAATATTATTTTGATAATCTTGTATTCTCATTGGAACTCCAGTTTGTGCAAATTGTATTAGTTGTTCATTTGCCGTTGTTGTTGCCCCTCCAAATGTCATCTTTAAAAATCCTTCTGGAGTATATTCTGTTATAAATCTATTTTCTGTCTCTAACCATTTACCCACTTTAATTCCCGTAGAATCTGCAGGTTTTGTTGGGTCTTCAATAAAAACTTTTGACTCGGCTAATGCATCAACTTCATACCACTTATTTGGTGAACTTATAAATTCACCATATGTTGGTGTTGCTTGATAGTTTGTACCATCTTTTTGAATAACAGATGTAATACCTAAAACATTTCTTTCAGGTAAGAATATTTCATAAAAAGGAACAACATCATTTGGGTTGATAATTTGTTTAAATACTTTTGTTATACCGTTAACAACCGTTTCTCTTTTTGTGATTGTGTAATTAATAAGTCTATTATTAGAATCAAAATTTGGAATTTTAATTCTGTTAGGGAATCCATTAGCATCATAAGGTGAGGCAAAATCTATGTCATATGGATTTTCAAAAGTTTGACCTCCACCAACAACTTGGGAACCCCCTCTTAGAATACCAAGATATCGAGCATCTTCCTTATCACCGTAAGCGGGTACAGTTATGGAAAAATCAACCATAGATATAGATGGTCTATATCCAGGAATTTTTAATCCGTAAGTTCTAGCAATATTATAAACAGAAGAACGTTGTTGTGCATATTGTAACACAGTTTCCTGTATACTTCTATCCATATGGTAGTGAAGGTTATCACCAATCGCAGCGTTCAAATCTAAAAATACCGAAAATACAGATGCGTCATTGAAGTTGTCAATGAGTTCAGGATAATATTGTCTCGTATAATTTATGAGGTCTTGTCTTAGTCCTTCAAAATCTCTTTCCGTATAGGATATTTTTCTATTTGCCATATACTATTAAATATTGATAATTATAAAATCTTTTGACTCAAATGCCTTATCATCAACTGAATAATCTATTCTTAACTTAGCGGTATACTCTTCTGTTCCTTTTCCAGGAATTTTATAAACAGTACCTCCTAACTTTTCGTAATTTAATTCACCTTGAGCTTCTAGGTCATCCAAATATGGTGTTAAACTAATGTCTTTTATAGTTAAGTTTGGTATGTATTTTTCAACCGCGTCTCTAATATCTGATTTAATCGCCTCAAATGTTGGTCCGTCCATTGGTTCAAAAATGAACTCATATATTCTTGTACCAAAATCGGGTAAATAATATCTACTTCCTTTTCTTGTTAAAATCAAATGCAGTAAATCAGTTCTTATCTCCTCAACACTTGTTTGTGATAGAGATAAGTACTTACCCTGAAGACTATCTCTAAAGGGAAAATTAACACCATATGTAAAACCATCTGCCATTACCCATAAATATATTAGTATAGTAATTTATAAAAAAAAGAGGACCAAAGTCCTCTTTTATATTTTTTGTTTGTTAAAAACAACTTTTATCCTTCACATGAAGTACAAACTAAATCATTCAAATTTAATTTCTTTCTTGCAAATGCTTGAGCGGAATTCATTGAGTGTTGGTAATACAACGTTTTAACTCCCATTTGCCATGCGTCAATAAGAAGTTTGTTTACATCTTTAGTTGGCATGTCGGGTGAAACCATAAGATTCAAAGACTGAGCTTGGTCGATGTAATCTTGTCTAACCGCAGCCATGTTAATAATTGATGACTGATTAATTTCAGCAAATGTTCTAAAAACTTCTTTCTGTTCATCTGTCAAGAATTCCAAATGTTGTACAGAACCATCATGTTTCTTAATACTATCCCATGTTGTTTTATTATCTTTTTTCATTGATGCCAACAACTTCTGAAGTACTGGATTTTTAATGGTAACTTTCAATTTAGCAACATCCTTAACATAACAGTTTGACCAAATTGGTTCAATTGACTGTGATACTTGTCCCAAAATAAACGCTGACGATGTTGTTGGTGCAATAGCGTTAAGTGTAACGTTTCTACGACCGTAACCAACCAAAGTTTCAGGTTCTCCGAACATTTTAGCCAATTCTGAAGATGCCTGATATGATTTATCTTTAATTAATTTAAACACCTCAACATTTAGTCTTGCAGATTCTCTACTATCGAATGGAAGATTTTTAGACTGAAGTAATGAGTGCCAACCTAATACTCCTAATCCAAGTGCTCTTTGTCTTTTTGCGAAGTTGTAAGCCTTCTCAAGGTAAAAGAAAGCTCTTTTACCTTCGATTGTACCATTATCACGAATGTCCTCAATCTTTGTGATAAATTCGCTAACAACCGCATCCAAGAAATAAACCATAGTCTCAACAGCGTCAGTGTCTTTCCATTCATCATAGTGAAGAACATTCATAGAAGACAGTACACACACAAAAGACTCTTCTTCAGAATTGTGAAGTGCAATTTCAGAACATAGATTTGAATTGTAAATCTTCATATCTTTATCTCTATAAACCTCAGGAGCCTTTTTATTCATAGTATCGGTGAACATAATATATGGATATCCAATTTCACCTCTTCTTTGAATTACTTTAGCCCATACCGCACGTTTCTTTTTGTCACCATTAATCATTTCCTCCATGAATTGGTCAGTAACAGTAACCGCGTGTGTCAAATCTTGAATCGGAGCACCCTCAGTACCAATTTCTAAGAACTCCATAATATCAGGGTGTTCTACAGGTAGATACGGTGAAAAACGACCTCTTCTGGTTGAACCTTGAGATATATTGTCTACAACACTTTGAAATAGATTCATAAAGTGTACTGAACCAGGTGCATGTCCATTATCTGTAATTTCGGCACCTCTACCTCTAATGTTACCAAAATAACCTGAGGTTCCGCCACCCATCTTACTCATTTCACCAACTTCAGCCTGAGTATACAGGATTGATTCAATATTGTCTCCAATATTTGAACCAAAACAACTTACGGGTAATCCTCTTTTCTTACCAAAGTTAGCCCATACAGGTGAAGATAGTGAATACCATCCTTTACCCATATAATCGTAAAATTTATCGGCAAACCCTTCAATACCTAAAAGTTTTTCGGCATGGTCTGCTACGGTTCTAATTCTATCTAGTGGTTCTTCTCCTTCGCTCAAATATCCTCTACGAAGGAAGGTGATGGATTCATCATTAATCCAATCAAAAGCTTCTCTATTATTCATATTTTAATCTTATATTTAGAATAAATCATTTAATGTTATTGATTTACTTTTTTTACTGTAATTGATACTTCTCTTATTGAAAAAGTCTGTGTGTTTTGTTGTTAAAATTTCATCATCAAACCACTCAGTTGTTTCCAATATTTTTTGGTCAACATGGAAAATACTATCAATGCCAATAGAATTTAAAGATACATTAAAACGGTGTTTAATAAACTCTAAAGTCTGAGATTTAGTTAAGAAATCTAAATCTCCTTCTTCAAAAATCCAATCGATAATATCGGACTCTGCACTGAATGCCTCCATAGTAGCATCAATCAAGTCTTCGACTAATTCAGGTGTCCACCAAGATGGGTTTTCCTTCTTAATCAAATTAACTAAATCAAAGCCAAACTCTGCGTGAATATTCTCCTCTTTAGATGTCGCCTCAACCGCATTACTCATACCTTTTAACATGTTTTTGTGTTTGTTAAATGACATAATAACCAAGAATTGTGAAAACAATGATACGTTTTCCACAAACATTGAGAACAATACTACCGATTCGAAGTAATCTTTATTTTCTACAGATTTTGAGCTAGAAATTGATTTTTCCAGATACTTGATTCTTCTTCTGATTGCAGGAACTTGAAGTAAACTTTCAAATTCGCTGTTCAATCCAAGAACCTGAATAAGGTTTGAATACGCGTCTGCGTGTCTAACCTCTGATTCTGCAAATGTTGCACCAACATTTCCAATTTCAGGTTTTGGCATTCTCTTGTAGATGTCCCCCCAAAATGTTTTTACAGCAATTTCAATTTGTGAAATAGCCAACATCGCCCTTTGAACTGCAGTTCTTTCAGGACCTGTTAAGTGTACTTTAAAATCTTGAATATCTGAGGTAAAATTAAACTCAGTGTGTACCCAATATGAATGTCTAATTGCATCCACATATTCCACTAACTCAGGATATTCATAAGGTTTTAAATTTACTCTTTTGGTAAAAATATTTGGTTGATGTGTTGAGCGGTAAATAATATATTCTCTTGCAACATCGTTAAGTCCATTATCCATCAATTTGTTTTCAACCATCTCATGAATTTCATCAACGTGTGGGATTTTATCTTTATCATCTCTGAAAAGACTTTTCCTTGTTAATCTTGCAATTTTCTCAGCCATTTCTTCATCAACAACATTGATGCTTTCCATAGCTTTTATTACCGCCTTTTTGATTTTATCTTCCTGAAATAAAACTTTCTCGCCTCTTCTTTTTATTACAAAACGAGCATCTTTGTCTTCAATTGTTATATTATTATTCATTTCCATATGTTTTTATATTTGATTTTCTTTTTTACGTTTATCAAGTAGTTCCTTAATTCTAAGTCTATTCTTTTCTTCGCGTTGTTCTTCTAAACCTAAGAATGTAACACTTTGTTCTGTATCAATTTGAAGTAATTCATTATCAAATTTACAATTCTCAAATACAATCCCGTCTTTACCGATACGAGACTTTGTAATTGCAATAGTTGCCAAATTCATCTCTTTTTGTTGTAGAGATTTTGCCACTGAAATAATTACGTGCCCAACTTGTGCTTTTTTAATAGACCCACCCATTTGGTCAGTTGTAACAACATCAGAAGAAATTGAAGAACGATTACCTTGTGTCGCAGTCCAACCAGCAATATCTAGTTCATGACACATAGCCTCGAATCCTCTCATTACGGAACCTTCACTCTTCCATTCATCACCTAAGTTTTTATCAGGCATAATACAATCAATATAATCTAAAACAACCATATCGATTTTATTACCTTCAGCAATCATCTTACGAATTTGGTTTTTAACCTGATTCATAGTTAAGGTGTCAGAAGGTAATTTTTTTAATGTTAACTTATTTGGTGTCGTATCTTGAATGGATTTAACTTTGTCCATAACCTCATCTTTATGTAAAGACAAGTTGTCAGGGGCAATCCCTGTCCAAAGTGTAAAGTGTTTTCTTTGAATAATCTTAGGGTTATCCTCAAAAAATATCTGAAGTACGTTATATCCAAGATTGAATCCGTGATTAGCAATTTTGGTTAGAACAGTTGTTTTACCAACACCTGTTGGTGCCAAAATAACACCAATCTCACCCTTAGCTAATCCACCTTTTAAACAGTTATCAATACCAGGTATTCCAATGGGTATTGGGTGTCTAAAATCATCTTGTAGTACTTGGTCTAAATTTGAGAATACATCATCTATACCTTGATTCAATTCTCCTACTTGTAAAGCCTCTCTAACCATTTCCTCGAGCTTATCGTAGCTCTCAAAATCACCCTTATCAATTATCTTTTGAGCCTTACCCATAACCTTCTGTAATTCTTGTTGTTTACAGAACTTTAATGACTTCTCTTGGACAAACTGATGACCCTGAAATGGTGCCTCTTTTACCTGTGAGACCATATCCAGGACCATTTTTTGGGCCATAGGACTTGATATCTCACTTTTGGTTAATTGTTCTAATGTTTCAAATGTAGGAGCATGTTCGTACTTAACATAATACTCCTTAATCATTTGCATAATCAAACGAAAATATTGATTATCAAAGTATTTTGGGTCTAGAACATCAACGATAGAATTTGCGAAATCTTTATATAATATAATGTTGTTAATTAGTTGTATTTGAAATGTGTTTCCTAGATATCCAAAATTTTTTTCGTCTGACATAATTCCTCTAAATTTAAAGTGTGAGTTTTTATAAATATGATTAAACTAGGGAATAACCCATGTACTCGTGTGTTAAATTTTCGCTTGAAAAAATGTCAGTCAAGTTCCTTAAGATACTTTTTAGGTGTGGGCGTATGTCTACGGTGTATCTTACCTTAGGTGGGTATAGTTTTGCATCCCATCCAGACTGACAAATTGTCTCATCACCAATCTTAATTGACATGAAAAAATTCTCAGGACCATCAGTATTTGAGGTATTTAGAATCTCCTCATCAATCAAAATTTGTTCATAATTTTCCAACAAATAGAAACATGATTTGTTGGTCAAATCGGTTTTGATGGTGTCAATTGTTTCATGCAAAGATTTAACAATCTCCAAACTTTTTCTCGCGTTTGGGTTGTAACCTCTAACATTAAAATAACGTTGTACCACAATGTTGTCATTTAGCATCAACAGAAATTCTAATTTTACTACATCATTTTGCTCTTTCATAATTTTATTTTTTGTTATTAAATCTTCTTTTTTCTTTTCTTGTAAGTTTCATAAAGGGTTGTAGGAATTCAACCCAAGCATTGTCTTTTTTTGGTAGGTATTTAAAAAGTCCATCTTCCATCATGTACTTTATTAAGTTCTTATACCCCCTACCTTCAGGGTCTAATTCTTCACGGTAATATAAATCTATCTCTTCTTTTCCTTCGTCACTAATTAATGGGTTAGACAAATCTACGATTCTTTTGTTAACATCTAAAATTTCTTTTCCGTATGTACCATTTTTGGTTACACCTTCAATAAGATTTTTTAGAGTTTTGTTTTTTGTTTCTTCTTTAACTAATTCTTCAGCGTGGGTTAAAATATCATCAATAGAAGTGGGAGTGTCAACTATCTCAGGAAAGAATTTCAAAACTGTCTTTTCTCCCAATCTCAATACACCATCAATATTATCTGACTTGTCACCTGTTAAAGTTTTAAGAGTAACAACATTTTCGGGAATAACTTCAATGTAATCAAATTTGATTTTATCACCCTTTTTGAAGTACTCTCTTTTAAGGGGTGAATAAATTTGTACTCGGTCAGAAATTAACTGAGTCAAATCTTTGTCTGATGAAAAAATGGTTTTGTGTTCGTCTTGAGATATTTGACAATAGTAAGAAATTGCATCATCAGATTCACAACCGTCAAGTCGTACTTGACGAATGAACATTTCTTCTAAATAAAGACACACACGAGACTTCTGGTGATAGAAAGACTGTTTCTTTATCTCATTCATCGTCTCACGTCTGTTCTCTTTGTATTGGGGATATAAAGCACGTCTTTGGGAAGCATTATTATTACCATCCCAAAAGACTATAACTTTATCGTAATTGTGTTCTTCTAAGAACTTTTTGAGTACGTTGATGAAGTGGTAAATTCCACCTATATGGTTTCCTTCGTGGTAGTAATCTCTAACC